TGACTCCTCTTGTATACGATCCTACAAACTTTACTCCACGTAAAGGTGTAATGACTCGTTACGCGAAGAAAATCGTAAGACCAGAATTTTATGGTAAGATCAATGTAAAAGGATTACATACTCTGTAATAATTTTTATTGATTATATATTAAAAAGACCTCATTTATTTGAGGTCTTTTTTTTTTGGTTCTACCTCAAGCTTACTACTTATATAAAAGTTTTAGGAGATAATACATGTATAAAGACAGGCCAAAGAACAACAAAAAAGGTTATCGTTTCAAATTATCATTAACTCAAGAACAAAAACAAGCCAAGACAGAAATTTTAGAAAATGATGTATCAGTAATAATAGGAAAAGCTGGTTCTGGAAAAACGTTACTTGCTTGTCAAATTGCATTACAAGCTTTATTAGATAAAGATGTCAATAGGATAGTAATAACGAGGCCTACTATATCTAAAGAAGATATAGGTCACTTACCAGGTAATATTAAAGAAAAGATGGATCCGTGGGTAGCCCCCATCTATGGTAACATGTATCAACTGTTACGTAAAGAACGTGTAGATGAGATGGTAGCTAGAGAACAGATAGAAATAGTTCCTGTGAGTTATATGAGAGGGAGAACATTCACTAATTCTGTTGTACTAGTAGATGAATGCCAAAATCTAGATAATGCACAGACATTAATGATATTACAGCGAATAGGTAGAGATTCTAAAATGTTTTTCTGCGGGGATGTAGGTCAAGTAGATCTAAAAAGACAGAGGGATAGCGGATTATCATTTTTATCTTCTATTAATAATGTAAACGGTATCCATACAGTAGAGTTATTAGAAAATTATAGACACCCAATTCTTAAAGATTTACTAGAAGTATACGAAAACTTCCCTTCTTCTTAAGTTTTTCCATATTTATATATGATACACTATAATTAATTTTAAGGGAAATTTATGGCACGATTAGATATTCAAATTTGGCCCGGTAGCGGGAGTATTAGCACAGTTAGTGGAAGTACACCTTTTGGGTTGTACGACAACGACGGTGTATATGTTTCTGAGAGCTTAAAGGTAGCTGATTTTTGCGCAAAAAAATTAGGATACCCTATTACTGATATAGAAATGCAAGATATTCAGTTCTATGCTTGCTTTGAAGAATCTACTACAGAATACAGCGCACAAGTTAACCAATTCAGAATACGTGAAACTATGTTAGATGTAAAAGGGTATTCAACAGGAAGCTCATTTACAGGAAGAAATATAACATCAACATTAGGAGCTCAAATAGCTATTGCAGAAAATTACGGTACAGAAGCTGGCTCAGGTGGTAATGTATCATATAAATCAGGATCTGTTTCGTTAGTAAAAGATCAACAAGATTATGATCTACAAAAATTATGGGCTACATATAATGAGAGCGGAAATCGAATAGTTGTAACTAAGGTTCATTATGAAGCAACTCCAGCTATAACCAGATTTTTTGATCCATATGCTGGAACTATGGGGTCTAAGAACATGTTAGATAGTTTTGGTATGGGTGGAATGTCGACAGCTATGAGTTTTTTAATGATGCCTGTATATGCAGATGTATTAGCTGCACAAGCAATTGAGTTTGATGATCAAATTAGAAAATCAGCTTTTAGTTTTCAATTGCGTAATAATGAGTTAAAAATATTTCCTAGACCAACTGGGACAAGCACATTATGGTTTGAGTATTATGTAGAAGCAGACAGAAATGATCCATTACGGACAAATGATTATGGAAACAATGGAGAAGGAGTCATTAGTGATTATAGTAATGTACCACTATCTAACCTAACATATAAAGAAATTAACAGTGTTGGTAAGCAGTGGATATGGAAGTACGCAGCAGCATTAGCTAAAGAGTTATTAGGAGCTATTCGTAGTAAGTATAGTTCTATACCTATACCTAATTCAGAAGTAAGTTTAGATGGATCAACACTTAAATCAGAAGCAGCATCAGAAAAAGAATACTTAATTACACAATTAAGAGAAACATTAGAAGCAACTAGCAGACATAAACAGTTAGAAATGAAACGAGAAGAATCAGAAAATCTTCAACAGTCACTTAATAGAGTACCACTTAAAATTTATATAGGGTAGTTATGCCATTATTTGCAGGAGCAAGAGACATAAGTTTAATTGAAAAGCTGAATGAAGAACTCATAAATAGTGTTATTCAAACAGAAATATATTATTATAAATTAATTCTTGATGAAACGGATGATAATATATATGGAGAAGGACTAGATAAAAGATATTATGCAGGTGTGAAGCTACCTAGTTTAATTGATAGAAGTAATCAAGCATATGTAGAAGAAGCATATGGGGTTGATCTACAACAAACAGCATTATTCTCTTTTTTAAGAAAAGAATTTACAACTAAAAGCTTAGTACCGGAAGTTGGTGATATAATAGAGTGGGATAAAGCATATTTTGAAATAGACTCTATGGTAGATAATCAAATTATTGGAGGAAAAGATCCAGATTATTCATTAGCAGGGTGTGGACACGGAAGCTCTCATTCTATAATATGTACTTGTCACATGACGAGAATGAGTAGATTAAATATAGAGGATGTACGATACGGAGTAGATACTCCTGATTACAACTTCCCTAAGGGTATATAATGAGTAGACAAACACCAACATCAACACTACAGCGATTTCATCCAGCTGCTTTTAATCCGCTAGAGAACGCAGAGCCAATATCTAGTGCATTCAAAAAAGCTCCTAAATCTGCAAAAACTGTAAGTCGAGGTACACAGATTAGACGAGATGAAGATACTGTAAAAGGTATAAGCATAACATTATATGATGTAGACTTTGCAATTAAGCGATATATTGAACAAACAATTAAGCCAGCTGTAGTTGAAAACGGTCGTAGAATTCCAGTACCTGTGCAATATGGATCACCTGAAAAATGGACATCAATGCAGAAATTAGCAGCTTTAAGGGATGGTAAAACAAAAGCTAATTTTCCACTGATTGTATATACACGAACAGGGGTTGCAAAAAACCAAGATTTACCTAAACTAAGTGTATTACCAGGTAGTGAAAGTCATCAGATGGATCATTTTATAAACAGATATACAGAAATCAATAAATATGACAAATTTTCAACATTACAAAATAGAGAACCAAAGCGAGAACGTTATTCTATGGTAGTTCCAAATTTTGTTAATATTACTTATCAACTCCAATTATATTGTGATTATATTGAACAGATAAATGATATTAATGAAATGTTTTTAGATCATGAAGGAAGAGCTTGGGGGATTGAGTATAAATTTATGGCAAGTCAGGAGAGTCTGGAGCTCAATACATCTGTTCCAAGTGATGGAGATAGAATTAATACAAGCACTATAAGACTTAATGTAAAAGCAGGACTAATTTCAAAAGATATTGATATGACACCTTCAACAGCTCGAAACGTGACAAGCTATAATATAAAGTTTGGTACACGAGTAATAAATGATATGAATGAAATCAATGGAATTCAATAAAAGTCATATTTATATAAAGAAAGAAACTAATTAGGGAAAACTATGGCTACACCAGGTAATTTAAGCAGCAAGAAAGTAAAAAATACATATAAACCGTTAGTACAAACTCATGGGGCAACATCTAAGCTGTATGATGGTACTGGTTCTATGATTAATAGTATTGATGTAACTCGCGTAACCGCAAGTAAAGCAATGATAACTACCCTTTCTGCAGGCTCCGTAAGTGCATCATCAGTTGCAGTTGATAATAATTTATCTGTTTCTGGTTCTACATACTTAGGTGATGCGTGTGGAACAGATCAAGTAAAAATACGTGGTAATACATGGGTATCAGGAGCGTTAACAGTATCTGGATCATGTGAAGGTACTTTTAGGAGTATTGGTCAGGCTAAATTTATATATTTAGATAATCCAGTAATTGAGGATCAAAAACCAGCTAAAGTAACACGTATAACATCAGGATATGTTCGTGGTAAATATAATGTACCTCGATTTGGTGGAAAAAATGCTGCATTAGATGTATATGGAAACGCAGTAATATCTGTATCTTTAATTGTAACCGATACTGTTTTTGCACAAGAATTTCACTCAGAGCAGATTTCACAGAGTGTAATGTACACAAGTGGTTCAACAAAATTTGGAGGCGACTGGAACGATACCATGACTGTTACTGGTAGTATATTTCAATCAGGTTCAGATGTATATTTCTTAAATGGAATTGGAATTGGAACATCTGGTAGTAATAAAGTTGGAACGTTTACAAATGAAGGACAAGATAATCCAGTTGAATTTACACACTTAGTACGAATAGATGATCCCGGGCACGACGGATTACAACATAAAAACGGTAAATTAATATATGGTACATTTGGATCATCAAAAGGTCAAGCTCATGTATCAGCAAGTGACGTTGTTAGATTCCGTGACACCTCACAATATTATACGGATGATGTTTTTGTAATATCATCAGTTTCACAATCAGTATTCTTTTCAACAAATGACAAATATAATGTTGGTATAAGTGTACCATCAGGATCGAATTCAAAAGTAGACGAAAATCTCGTAGTAAGTTCATCAACTAATGCAAGAATAAAAATAGAGTCCGCAACAGGTGCAACTTCAGCATCATTATATTTAGAATCAGGTCAATCTAAATGGGAGATTGCAACAGTTTCAAAATCTGTAGATACAGGTAATCAAATAAGTGGTTCTCTTGTATTTAGGACTCAAGGAAATGTAGGTAGTAAAGATACTTGGACAGGTAACACTACATACAATGAAGCATTACGATTAGATAAAAACGCAAAAGCTGGATTCAATATTCCTAGCGTAAATGCATATCAATACCCACAACAAGTACAAATAAGTGGTTCGTTAAATATTATTCAAGGTAGAACTATTGATATAAATGCTGGAACATTCCATGATTCAGATGGAATAAACGGTATCTACTTTAATAATCAAAAAATGATATATGTCTCCGGTTCTGGAAACAACACAAATTATTTCTTTGGGTATGATGCTGGTAATTCAGGGACTGCTAAAAATGCTTATGGTAATATTGGTATTGGAAATAAAACAGGTAAAGCAATAACAGTAGGTGATGGAAATGTACTGGTAGGGAGCGGTTCAGGTGAAGCTATTACTACTGGTAATTCAAATGTATTGATAGGGACTCATGTCGGAAACGCGCTACTAAGTGGTCATCAAAACACTTTCATAGGAAATAGTGTTGCAGTAACATCTACAACAGCAGATTATTCAATTGGTATAGGTTACTATGCTATGAGCAATGGTACAGGAGCAGGTGGTTCCAATATAGCAATTGGTATAAGAACCCTACAAAAGATAGATGGAGGGAATAACAATATAGCTATTGGAACAGATTCATTAGTATATTCTCAAGAAGGTAAAAGAAATATCGCAGTTGGATATCATGCAATATATGCTGGAGATACATCAGGAGAAGATAATATCGCAATCGGTACTGAAGCACTAGAAGATGCAACTAAAGCATCAGGTAGTATTGCAATTGGACATAAAGCAGCATCCAACCTTACTGTAGCAATGGGTAATATTGCAATTGGATCTGGTTCAATGGGTAAAGGAACAATAGTCGGAAAATCAGGTACTGGTGAAAGCTTTAATATTGGTGTAGGAGGATTTACACTAGAGAATTTAACAACAGGTCAAGATAATATAGCTGTAGGGTATTTAGCAGGTCAAGATATAACTACTGGTGCACTTAATATTGCGATAGGTAAACAAGCAATGTTACAAGCTACAGATAATTCATATAACGTTGCTATCGGTTACAGAGCAATGAGAGATTCAGATGGAGGGGGACATCACAATGTTGTTATTGGAACACAAGCAGCATTTGAAGGTGATTTATCTGGTGATGATAATGTTATTATAGGTAGAAAAGCAGCTGCAATTGCAACTTCAATGACTCATAATGTAATTATTGGTTACCAAGCAGCTGAGCAAGCAGTCGGAGCTTCAACTAGAAATATAATAATGGGTTATTCATCTTCTGCTAAAATAACAACAGGTGTTGATAATATTATAGTCGGAACATCAGCAGGACCTGATGTAACAACAAATGTACAAAATATTTTAATAGGCTCAGGGTCAATAGCAACAGCAGGTTTAGCTAATGCGTACGCAATAGGTACACAAGCATCTGTTACACAAGCAGACTCAATGGTATTAGGTGGGCAAACAGGAAAAAGGTTTAGCGTAGGTATAGGTGGTATAACAGCACCTAACGCATCATTAGAAGTATCCGGTACAGTGAATATTACAGGATCACTTACAGTGTCTGGATCATCAACATTTACAAACTTTGGTAAAGCAATCCTTTATGCAAACGCAAAAAATGAAGAAGATCTAAATACTAGTCTTCCAGATAATAGAGCTTTAGAAGTATCCGGTACAACAAGATTCCACGGAAATACATACGTAACAGGAAACTTATACGTTTCAGATATTGTTGTAGCACAAGAATTTCACACAGAATATGTTTCTGCATCTATCACATTTACATCTGGATCTAATAAAATGGGTGATACAAATGATGATGTACAAATGATGACAGGGTCATTACGTGTATCAGGCTCAGGTGTACATTATTTTATGGGTAAAAATCCAACAGATGGCCCTGGAGATGGAGCAAATGCTAAAGTTGGTATTCAGACAATTAACCCAACATACGAACTTGATGTAGCTGGAGACATAGGAGTTGATCGATCTATTATTCATAACGATGACGTTGATACTTTGATAACATTTACACCAGATAATATAGCACTTCATGCTGGTAATTTAACAAATCCTAAAATTAATGTTACAAGCACTGGTGTAGTATTTAATCAAAACCACGAAGCAACCTACGATTTAAGAGTTGAAGGAGACGCAGATACTCACTTAATTTTTGCAGACGCTGGGGTAGATAAAGTTGGTATAGGGACAAGCGTACCAGTACAAAAATTACAAGTAGCAGGAAATGTAAGTGCAAGTGGTGTAGTATATGGTAAAACAGGTGTATCTGGTAGCTGGGTAAGTGCATCCCAAGGGATATGGACTTCAGGTTCATTAAATGTTGGTAATCATATAACAGCTTCAGGAAATATAAGCGCAAGCGGGTACATGTCAGCTAGTATCTTTGCAGGCCTTTCAGCAAGTATCAGTCATATTTTATGTACAGGCTCAGGAGGTGACGGTAGAGGAACAGGGTCATTTGGTCGAATAAATGTTGATAGAATATTAATTCATAATCACGAAATAGTAGGCGGTCAAGGACTATCAGTAATAGGAGAATCAACAACATTAGGGGTAGCTGGAAGTAATGATCATTTGATATACATGTACGGAAACATAACAGGATCTAATGCTTGGTTCAGTGGATCTGGAGGTAATATATCTGCATCAAGTATGACACTTACAAATGATTTAACTATACAAGGTAATATATCTGGTAGCTTTATAAGTGCAAGTAAAGGATTATATTCTCATAATAATGTATATGCAGGAACTCACATAACAGCATCTGGTAACATAAGTGCAAGTGGAGATTTATTTGGTAATAGGATATTAGTCCGAGGGGTTGCTGGAGCTGGTGATGGTGGAATTCACTTCTCCCATAATGGAACTTTTGATGACCAGTATATAGATGGCTTTGGAAATCAACTAACAATTGATGGTGATAATTATGTAGAAATAGTAGCAGATAACGAAGTAAAAATAAATGCACCTAAATTAGGAATAGGAACCGTCTATTCAACAGATAATGCAGACCAAGTCCCAGAAGCACTAACAGTAGTAGGGAATATATCTGGTTCTGGAGCATTAACAGTTCAAGGATCAGGATCCTTTGGAGGTCACGTAACCGCATCAGGTAATATAAGTGCAAGTGGAACAGGATACTTTAGTAATGTATACATCCGAAAAACAGGTTCAAACGCAACACTTACTATATCATCATCACACGATGCAGGAATACACCTAATCGCAGATACAGATAATAAAACTGAAACTCATAATTCATATATTAGATTTGAACAAGATGCAGGCGGCGTTACAGGATGGTTAGGATTTAATGGAAGTGCAGGCCAAAGTCCAATAAATGAATCCTTAACAGGAGCTCTTATAAATTCAATGATTTTAGGTACTCAACAAGATACTAATTTCCAAATTGTACAAAATAATACTTCAGTATTAACGATAGATACAGCTGCAAACACACACCTATCTAGTAGTTTAACAGTAGGTGGAAATATTAGCTCAAGTGCTGATTTTGATATTGTATCTTCAAGGGATATAAAAGCTAGTGGTTCAATATCATCAACAAATTATAGAACAATATATATAGGTGCTGGTGGTATGACACCAAACGATACTGATGGAGCGATTCCTCGTACAGACGAACTTGGTTCAGGGTCTCCTACTGCTAATAGTCACACGGTAGATATTTTAAGGTTTCATGCAACTACCCCGCAATATGCAAACTTCCAACTAGTAATGCCAGCAGAGTGGGATCAAAGTACTATCAAAGTTCGATACTATTGGAAGATGACAGACGGAACAGCTGAAGATAATACTGTAGAATGGGGATTCAACGCCACATCGATTAATGATGTCTACCTTATGGGTGACCAAGCTACATTCGTTTCAACCACTGATACTGTAGCTACACCTGCTAATTATAAAATGTATGTTTCACCCGCTTCTTCCGCAATTACAGTTACATTAGTAGGTCCTTCCTTCGATAACAACAACCTTTTATTCTGTAGAGTTAAACGAGTTGCAGACTCTTTAAGTGATGATTATACTGGTGAAGCATTATTAATGGGCGTCGCATTACAATACCGTGAACGAGTGGTATCAGAAGAAGCGTGGTAAGTATATGGGAAGAGCTAACAGAGGTTTAATACGATCAGCAGGTGGTAGTAGAACACATCACAATATTACACTTAAGCATTCATTAGAATTTGATGGATTAGGAGATACTGTTTCCTGGGATTATAACTACTCAGATGGCTATCCAGACAATTCTAGTACAGCATATCTATGGAGATTAAAAAATACAAAAGGTTATAACAACAATACAGGAGCATCAGGGCAGGCTGCTGTAATAGCTGCTGATTATCCTGACTATGGAGAGACAGAAATGTCAGTAGCATTCTGGGTGAAGCTTAATGCAGATGCAAATAACACCAACTCCGTACCAGTACAACACGGCAACACAAATTCTGACACATGGAAATCAATATGGAAATCTGATTCGGCTGCAGAACCGACTAAATTCGCAGGAATATGGATAGCTTGTTTTTCACATGCAGAAGGCCCTTACCCGGGAACATCTGGAGCTGGTGACAATTATTTTATGATGGGTAAAGGAGGTGGAGCATCATCAACAGCTGGGAAAGCACATCGAGTAGGAACGACTACTCCAGTACATACCTGGACAAACGGCGGAACATATACCCCTCAATGGTTCCATGTAGTATGTGTTTGGCATACAGCTGATCAAACTATAAATGGTACAAATGGTTGGCAAATGTGGGTAAATGGAGTAGCTCAGACTAATGTTTTTGATGTATGGAACCCAGCTACAAGGACATTAGAACTAGACAAGGATTATTATAAACCAGATTCTATATCTTCACAAATATTAACCACTGATAAACAAGGTGGAGGAATTGCAAGAAGAGGTTCTAATTATCTCGGATGTACAATGACAGATTTTAGTTATTGGCACGCAGCTTTAGATACTAATGATGTAGCAGCACTATACAACTCAGGAGTTCGGGTAGGTAGAACAGCACCGACACAAAATTTTTAATAAGGAGAATGTAAATGGCATATAATAAATCATTCAATATTACACATGCAGCAGCACTGCTAAATATAGAACTTACAACAAATACTGGTGGTTGGGTTGATATAACTGATTATAAAGGTAATACTATTAGATTTCACTTTGAAAGAAGTTGCCCTAACGGTGGAACAGAATATGGAGTAAGTGTTCCAAATACATTCACTGACTATAAAGGTGATCCATACGCTTGGGGTGGTACCCCTAGTGATATTATATTTGTAGACCCTGATATTAATACTTCTGGTACAACTGCAGAATGGGGTACTCATATTGCTCGAGCAATTAATGATGATAATACCGGCTTCGGTCAGCATGGAGGATCAATAATAGCTTTAGGTTACGACGATGGTAGTGGCACTCCACATATGGGCCTTCCGAATTATAACTTCAATAAAGAAATACACGATTTTAATTCTGTAAGGCTAAACTTAATTAACATCGTCACCCACTTTGAACATGGTTCTACAACACAACCATCAGGAGATGGGTTTACTAATTCAGCTGTAAATTCAGGAGTAAATGCCAGAGTAAAAGTATTATTAATACAGAATAATCCTGGAAAGGTAAATAACACACATACAACCAATAATCTAGACTCGAATCATTATTTCGACGGTAATGTACCTATATATTACGGTCAAGGAACTAATGGTGATTTACTTTTTACAGGTGAAAACCCAACTGCATTTGTAGGTGGTGAATGTGAAATCATAAAAGCTCACTACCCTCTCAATAGTACTTCTGGACAATATAATACCGAAAGTACTTTTGATCCACTAAATACTGTAGTAATGGATGGAGATGGAAATAACATTCCACTTGCAACATTACCAAATGATCATGAATCATTGTCTCCAAGACATTTCTATTCTGACCCAGATACAAATCATGTACCTCAAGAAACAACTATAAACAGTGGGGGTACGTGGGTTGCAGATAAACCAGGAGCATAATAAATGTCACAATCAATAGAATATATAATCATTACATTAAATAATTACACTGCAGAAGAATTAGCTGCAATCGACGAGTGTTGTATGACAAATATAAAACAGTGTAGGTATACTAATGATAGAACTAAGTGTATTGTGAAGACTGATTCACCTACTCTAATAAGTAAACATACTTGTTATAATTTTACAGAAATAAGTAAGATTGCACAAAACGAAGAATGGAAAGCAGAAGAGTTAGAATAACACATTTATATTACATTATACAGAGTGTTTGAGTGAGTATTAAGATATTTATTTAAGACTACATCGAGATGTAGCATGTTCAATTTATAATAAAAAATAGGAGTTAAGTTATGGCAGATCAAATAAAGTTTACCGAAGAGGAAATGAGTAAGATCAAAGAAGTACAGCAGGAATATCAACAAAAAACAGCAGTGTTTGGACAACTAAGCTTTCAGAAGTTTCAAATAGAAAGACAGTTAGATACAGCATCAAGCGCTGAAGTAGCACTAAAGAAAGAAATTATAGACTTAGAGCAACAAGAACGAGCATTAGTAAAAGAATTAAACGATAAATATGGTGCTGGCACACTAGATCCACAAACAGGAGAATTTAAGCCAGCCCAATCATAAAAACTAGGAGTCACTAAATCATGGCAGAAAAAATCGTCAGCCCAGGTGTATTTACAAGAGAAAGAGACCTGTCGTTCCTACCAGCAGCTATTGGAGAAATCGGAGCTGCAGTAATAGGACCAACTGTAAAAGGCCCAGCATTTGAACCAACTATTATAGAATCATTCAAAGAATTTGAGCAAGTATTCGGACCTAAAACATTAGATAGCTACGTACCATATACTGTAGAAGCTTATTTGAAGAGTGCAGGAAAAGTTACTATAGTTAGAATTTTAGGTCTAAGTGGCTATACAGCTACAAATGCTATTTGTACAATTGTTGCAAACGTAGGTGCTTCCAGTAAAGTATCAAAAACTATAGCAGCATTTCACCCATCACAAGTTGATGACGATGCTAAATTTACAGTACTGTCAGGATCAAAGACTGACGTTTCAGGATCTGGATTTGTATTTTATCTTTCAGCTTCTGCTGCAGATTATAATGCAACAACAGTAACAGGTATCACAGGGGATACAGCACCTGATTCAATTGGACTTGCAAATATAACAGGTCCTAAAACAGGATCCACAGCATACTCAATGTCATTAGATCCATCATCTGCATACTACGTAACAAAAGTATTTGGTAAAACACCAAAAGATCGAAAAAAGCCATTATATACTTATGTATTCTTTGGTAATGAAGCTTCTAGATCAAACGCATCAAATTCTGTTGTGGCTTCAGAGAATGCAACTACTACTGTAACATCAAGAGGTAGATTTACATTAACCTATACAGATACTTATAGTACAAATAAAAATGAAATGGAAGCAAGAACTCCATGGATTACTTCTCAATTAATAGGTTCAAAAACAACTGAATTATTCAAAGTACATAGAAGATCACATGGTTCTGCAACAAATTATGAATTTAAGATTGTAGTTGATAATATTAGAGCAGCTGGATCAGTAGCAGGAAGTGATTATGGGTCTTTCTCTTTAAGATTAAGACGTGTCGATGTAGACGGATCTATTAACAGTCAACTATCACCATTCCCAGTATCAGCTGATCAAGATAGACGGCCAGACATTATAGAGCAATGGAACAACTTAACGTTAGATCCTAATTCACCTAATTTTATCGCAAGAGTAATAGGTGATAAATATCAAGCAACAGATAGTCTTGGAAAAATATCAATTTATGGAGATTATTCTAACTTATCTAGACATATTTGGGTAGAAGTTCCAGAAGAAGTAAAAGATCAAGGTATATCAGCTGACCTAGTACCATTCGGATACGCAGCAATATACGATCCATTAAGTACAGCCTTCACAGATTGTCCATCAGGATCTATTATTGGTCAAACAAACGCAACTGTAACTAAAAAGACACAAATTCTAGATAATGTTTATAATAAAAATGTTTATTATGGATTTGATTATACAGATATGGATAACCACAATTATCTTAAATCATTAGATAGCGCAGCTAAAGAAGTTGGTGCAAATGTAGCATTTAACTTAAGTAATGAAACACAACACCCTTCAGCATCATTAAACGGAGCAGGAGCAGGAGTAACAATTACACCAGGAGGATCTAAAATTAATCTTTCAACTAAGAAATTTGTAGTACCATTCCAAGGCGGTTGTGATGGTTTTAATCCTGCAAGATTTGTAGGTGTAGGTGATGATATTACAGGTACAAACTTATTTGGATATGATTGTTCAACAGCAGAAAAAGGTGGAGCATCAGCATATAAACAAGCAATCAATGCAGTTTCTAATCCAGATGAATATGATATTAATTTAATGGTAACACCAGGAGCTAATCACAGAGAGCATTCAGTAATAACAACACATGCTAAAAACACTTGTGAAGATAGAGGTGACGCATTCTACGTAATGGATGCAGCAGCATATGGTGATAGTATAACTACTGTAACTAATACAGTAAAAGCATTCGACTCAAATTATGCAGCAACTTACTATCCATGGTGTAAAATATTAGATACAGATAAAAATAAACCAGTTTGGGTACCACCATCAGTAGTTGTTCCAGGAGCAATTGCATATAATGACCAAGTAGCATTTGAATGGTTCGCACCAGCTGGATTAAATCGTGGATCTCTAAATGAAGTCATTGAAACAGCAGATAGAGTAACACATGAAGAGCGAGATGATTTATATGAAGGAAGAGTTAACCCAATTGCTACATTCCCTGGACAAGGTGTTTGTATCTGGGGTCAAAAAACACTTCAAGCTAAACCATCAGCGTTAGATAGAGTAAATGTTCGAAGATTGTTAATAGCAGTTAAGAAATTTATTGCATCAGCAACTAGATACTTAGTATTCGAAAACAATACAAGCGCAACAAGAAATAGATTCTTAAACATATGTAACCCATATTTAGAATCTGTACAACAAAGACAAGGATTATATGCATTCAAGGTAATAATGGACGCAAGTAATAACACACCAGACGTAATTGATAGAAATCAAATGGTAGGTGAGTTGTTCTTACAACCAGCTAAAGCAGCAGAATTCATTATATTAGACTTTAACATCTTACCAACAGGTGCAGCATTCCCTGAATAGAAATAAAAAATAAACTCTAGGAGTAATAAAAATGGCAGAAAAAATAGTTAGCCCAGGCGTATTTACACGAGAAAGAGACTTATCTTTCCTACCAGCAGGTATAAGCGAAATTGGGGCAGCAGTAATTGGACCAACAGTTAAAGGACCCGCGTTCGAACCAGTAATTATAGAATCATTCAAAGAATTTGAATTAGTATTTGGACCTAAAACTTTAGATAGTTACGTACCATATACAGTAGAAGGATATTTGAAGAGTGCAGGACGGGTAACTGTAATTAGAACTCTCGGTTTATCAGGATACACACCAAAAATGATTGGTATTACATTAGCTGGTGGAACTGGAAATATGGTAGCAGCAACAATGGTTGATGCTATTGATACAACTGGCTACACTGCCAGCGGTGCGGACGCTTCGTTTACAATAACGATCCCAGTATCAGCAGGAGGATTAGGTGGAACAGCTGTTACAATTACACTTGATGAAAACGAAAATGCTGCAGGTACAGGAGGTGCTAATGAAATCAGAATTGGTACTTACGCTGGTGGTGAAACTGATGCTCTCGCTGCAGGATACATTATCAATGCTCTTAATGGAGTAGTTGATGCACGTATCGATTATGCAACATCAGGAAATGGAGAAGCTGCAGATGATCTCGGTATTACTGCAACACAAGGTACAAGTGATACTGAAATTACTCTTACATTTGATACAAAAGGTGTAGCCGGTAATCTTTCTGGAGTACTAGCTACTGCTTCTGGTACCGATATTATTGATGTAACAGCTTCAACAGGAGGTGTTGATGCATCTGACTTAGATTCAGAATCCAATGAAGTAGTTGCAGTTTTACACCCAACACAAGTAGATCCAGATGGTACATTTACTCCAACATTACTTACTTCTACATCTCAAGTTGATCTAAAATTAACTACAAATGATTACACTAGCACTACTAATTTTACTACAGGTCAAACATTACCATATACATATTCAGGATCAATAGATACAACAGCTGAAAATTGGTTAGGTAAAGTATTTGGATTTACACCTAAATCAAGAGTTGAGCCAGTATACAATTACATGTTATTTAAGAATTATGCATCAAGATCATTTAGTACAGATTCTACCTTAACTACAGCAGTAGCTACTGCTGATAATACACAATTAACTGTATACGCACAAAAAGATGCTTATGAAGCAAGAACACCTTGGATTGTATCACAAAATTTAGGATCTTATTTAAGTCCAAAAACAACTAGATTATTCAAATTTCATACAAGATCACACGGCCCATCAACTAATTATCAATATAAAATTGGTATTCTTAATATAAAAGAT